ATCACGACCGGCGTACAGCAAACCGTTAGAGCAGAGATCGCAAACCTTCTTCCACAAATAAGTAACGCGGCTAAGGCCGCTGTCGCTGATGGCAGAATGAGAGGTGGCGGCTTTGGTAAGGCGATGGGAGGTTAAGGATGGCGGCTTTCCCTAACATTGGATTTACGTCTATGACTATGCGATTGTGCTCTGCAACCGCTATAAGTGAATCACCTTTTACATACGATCAGCAGGTATATCAGCATCAAGGCGTGCGCTGGGAAGCGGAAGTCACATTGCCACCGTTGACTCGATCAGAAGCAAAGCAGGTAGAAGCTTTCTTCGCCTCTCTAAGGGGCCAAGCGAATACCTTTACCTTGGGCAACCCTTTGCATACTACGACTGCGTCAGGGACAGCTACAGGCGCTGTAAACGCTACTACACTGACAGGCTCGTTTAGTGGTGCTGTCGCTGGAGATTACTTCGAGCTTGGCAATGCGCTGTATATCATCACTGAAGTCAATAGCGCATCGTCCATTGATATCATGCCTCCATTAAGAGCGGCGGCATCTAGTAGTCCTCTTGACTTCACCCTTCCTAAGGGAACATGGCGCCTAGCGACTAATAAAATCGATTGGAATATTAATAGAGCAGGTCTTTACGGTTTTACTTTTGCATGTGTTGAGGCGATATGAGCAGATCATTAACATCGAGTATGCAAACGGCAGTTACTGCCGATTTGGTGCGCCCTATCTTTCTCGTAGAGTGTGCATTTGATTCCGGCGACTTGAATCTGTGGAACGGCATAGGCACGTTGACTATAGGCAGTGTTGACTACGTTGGTGCGGGAACCCTTCTTAGTATCGGTGAGATCGCTGAGACTTCAGAGCTACAAGCCAACGGTATTACTGTAACGCTATCAGGCATTACTGACCCACTACTTGCAAAGGCGCGTGACGAAGACTATCAAGGCCGCGAGCTAACGGTAAAGCTAGGGGCTATGGACTCTAGTAACGCAGTAATTACTAATCCTGTCATCGTCTTTAGCGGCTTCATGGATACCATGGTTATTAACGATTCTGCTGCGACTGCCGCGATACAAATAGCAGTTGAGAATCGGTTGATTGAGTTTGAGCGCACTCGCATTCGTCGTTACACAGCAGAAGATCAAAAAATTGATTACCCCAACGACAAGGGGCTAGAGTTCGTAGCAGAAATGGCAGAGAAAGAAATTGTCTGGGGTCGCAGTCAGGTCTCAAGCGGAGGCGGCGGAGGCGGTCGAGGCGGCGGTCCTGGCGGAGATTTCCCACCAGATCAAAGACAGTTAGATTAATGAAATACGCACACGAAAACTTGGCGAACGTCAAAGAGGACATTCTTCCACTCATTGAGGAGCATTGGGAGGAGATAGCCTTAAATAAAGATGTAATCAAGCTAAATCCTGATTGGGACGCTTATGCTGCTTACGATTACATTGGCTCGTTACGTGTATATACCGCGCGACAAGATGGGCAACTGATGGGTTACTTTGTGGTCCTAGTAAGCAAGTCACTGCACTATAAAGATCACACATTTGCTAACAACGACGTTATCTTCCTTCGTAAGCAAGCACGGGAAGGTATGACCGGTGTCAAATTAATTAAGTATGCGATTAAGTGCTTAGAGACAGAAGGCGTTTCTAAGATTCATATAAATACTAAGATTCATCAGCCTTTTGATGTGATCTTGGAGCGGCTCGGTTTCGATTGTATTGAGCGCATTTATTCTAAGTGTCTGAGGTAAGTTATGGCTGTCAGTGCTATCGCAGGTATTGTTAGCGCTGTCAGCGTGGCGGCGGCAGGTAGCGGCGCTTTTTTTGCAACTCTTTTCAGTGCTGTAGGCGCTAAAGCCTTTGCAATCGGTGCTGGCCTGTCAATGGTGTCTCGTGCGCTTACACCAAAGCCAAACATCGGCGCACAGATGCGAGGGATTACACAGACAACGCGAGAGCCAGCAGGTAGCCGCAAGCTAATCTACGGCAAAATGCGAGTCGGCGGCAACGTCGTTTTTATCGCGCACTCTGGTAGTGATAACAAGTATCTGCACTTGGCTGTCGTGTTTGCTACCCATCACATCAATAGTTACGAAGAGGTTTGGTTTAACGATAACAAGATTTGGACTGCGTCAGGTGGTTTTCAAGATGACTGGGGTACATACGTCACAATGGACACTACGAAGCTTGGTACGTCAGGGCAATCAGCCTCTAGCCTACTGACGCCTATTACCGAGTGGACAGCAGACCACAAGCTAAGTGGCATTGCCTACATAGCATTCAAGCTAGAGTGGAATCAGGACAAGTTTCCGCAGGGCGTCCCCAACATTACAGCGGTCATCAAAGGCAAGCGCGTTTTTGACCCGCGCACAAGTGTCACTGCCTATAGTACAAACCCTGCACTTTGTTTACGCGACTACATGCTCGACCAAAGCTATGGGCTGGGCGAAAGCAACGTAAACATCGACTCGACTGCGCTAGAGGCGGCGGCTGACCTTTGCGACGAGCAGGTATCTATAGACGCTGGCGGCACACAAGACCGCTATCAGTGTAACGGCGTTATCGACACCGCAAACCAAATCAAAGCCAACATCGAGCAGTTGCTGGCCTCTATGGGCGGCAAGCTAACATATTCAGGCGGCAAGTATTTTGTAGACGGCGCAGAGTACAAAACACCGACACACACGTTTACAAAAGCAGACGTTATCAGCGAGATACAGACGCAGACCAAGCAGTCGCGTAGAGGCATCTACAACGGCGTAAAAGGTATTTTCGTATCTGAAGAGAAAAATTATAAAGTCCTAGATTACCCGCCACAAATTAGCTCGACCTATGCAACAGAAGACGGCGACCCTCTTTACCTAGATATGCCCTTGCCTTTTGTGACCAATAACTTACAGGCACAACGGCTCGCTAAAATCGCACTTCTGAAGTCACGCCAGCAAGTCGTGATTACAATGACGGTAAACCTCAAGGGCTTGCAGGTTAAAGTCGGAGACACAATACAAGTTACTAATGACCGACTTAACTATAGCTCTAAGGTGTTTGAGGTCATTGACTACTCATTGGCGATTGGTGATGGGCAAGCACTGGCAGTCAATCTTGTTTGTATTGAGACAGCCTCTGCTATCTACGATTGGACAACCTTAGACGAAGAGAACTTTTTGTCGGGCGGTGAACTGGACTTATACGACGGCAGAACGGTCGCGAATGTCACTAGCCTTACACTCACAGAAATTGGTCTACGCGGTCCTGACGGTGGCGTTAGCTCATCTGTGCAGTTGGCATGGACAGCGCCCGATGACGCTTTCATTGAGTTTTACAAGATACGCTATAACAAGAACGGCACTACTGATTACTTTGAGGTGCAGAGCCGCGAGACTAACGTGCTTATCTCTGGACTCGACATCACCTCTAATTACGATTTCCGTGTACAGGCAGAAAACCTGCTAGGAGTAACTAGCACGGGCACAACATTAAGCAATCAAGCACTAAATGGGGACACGACTGCACCAAGCGCACCAACAGGGGGCGCGGCTACGGGCGGCATACAAACAATTACCGCAGAGTGGACTAATCCTAACGACATAGACTTTAAGCACGTTGAGGTTTTTGTAAACACTAGCGACTCGATACCTGCGTCACCTACTGCTGTAGTTGATGGTGAGGAGTATGTGGTCACTGGCTTGTCAGGCGCTGTGACGCGTTACTTCTGGCTAAAGGCGGTCGATTTCTCCGGCAATAAGTCAGCGGCTACTGCCAGCTTTAACGCTACTTCTGTCTTAGTAGACCAGAATGAATTATTTGATAATGTCACAGGGACAAAAACAAAAAGTCTAACGGCAGACTACGACTTTGCAGTAGGTAGTGCTTTGATTTATTCAGTAAGACTCGATGCTCCTAGCGATACAACTAGAGGGCAGAAAGCACACTTCGTAGCCAACATAGAATGGCAGACCGCTACTGGAAGCGATTGGGATGACGACGGAGGTGACAGACCTGAGGTTTCCTACAAACTGAGCGTAGGCTCCACGTTTGCTAATAGGGTTAAGTTGTCTGAGCAAACTTATATACACCCGTTTTTAGGCGATACGAGCGTTGACTTCGAGAAGCATTCAGTAACCCTTCATGGATTTGACGACACGGCTAGAACAACTCACGTTTTTTTCTATCTTGAAGTTTTGACTACGAGCTTCGGTTCATTGAACTCACAAACCAAAGGAACAGTCAAAATCGCTGATACTACTATTATAGGTGTACGATGATTAACTGGGGCACTATAAAAAAGAAGCGCGATTATTTATTGTTAATGACTGATTACACGCAGTTATCAGACAACACCTTAACAGACGCTAAAAAAGCAGAGTGGCGCATCTATCGACAAGCTTTAAGAGACTTGCCGCAGACCTATTCATCGGCAACAGATTT